GAGTCCCTACCCAGCCATTCAAGTCTAGCGTGGCGTACTGCATCCCCATTGACCTGCCGTCTCCGTCTCCGTCATCGTCAAGATCCCCGTCAGAAGCGTACTGCCAGAATAGTGGTTTTGTTTTCCAGCCTTTGTCTATTACCATTTGGACAATTGCCATAGTTGATATGTTAGCAGTCCTGTAAGGATACCACGCTACCCATAATGGACGATCCCTAAACCAGTCCTCATACCAGTCAAGCCAACCCACGGCATTATACACTCCGTTTTTCTTACCATTAAGCTTATCAATCTCAATCAGAAACGCTTTAGCTATTCTCTGTACCCTTGTAGGGACTTCTTGAATCTTTGGGGCATACGAACCGTTGGTTGACTCAATGTCCAGAAAAACTATACCTTCCTGATCGCCTTTTTCAACATTATGACAATTAAACGCTTGTTCTTTTCCCCACGCTTCGTCTGACATGCCATAAACCGGTGTTCCGATAATGTGATTTGAGTAATAGTCCATGTACCAATAGCGAGTTCTCTTGACCTTCCCCTTCGCCTGCTGCCAGTTCCGAACAAACTGGGTGTCGATCACCCTGCCATAGCCTACTCGGATGGCAGCAAAATCACACTTGACCTTAGTCCAGTCGATCAATCCATTGTGTGTGCTGACGTCAATTCCCCTGATTGAGAATGAAGAAAATTTTATACCCATGCTACTCCTATTCGCTCCATATGATTACTTGACCGCCGCCTCCGTATTCACGCGTTGGCGGCGTAAAATTAGCCGTCCAGCGTGCAATACCTTTACTTATTCTTAATTCGTCAATCCAGCCATTGAACGGGTTGTTAGGTAACTCTCCTTCTCTACCTATTGCAAATTTATTTGCCGAGTTATAAGCGGTCATTCCCGTCACATCTCCTACAATTGGTCCAGCAATTCCATCAAGGTATAATTTAAGCGTATTGCCATATCTCACCCCCGCTATATGGTGCCAATTTGTATCAATAGTTGTTTCTGTCCCTGCAGATCGAGTTCCAGAAGCCGAGAAAAACTCACAAGACACTGTATTATTTGCATTGTGATATATACTTATTGCCCTTGTTCCAACAGTAGCGGCCGAGTCTGATTGACCACACATTCTGTATAAAGTATTAATAGCCGCCTTTTTCATCCAAAAATCAATGGTAAAATCACCAGAACCCATATTAAAATCATCGCTATCCGGTGTATCAATATAAGTGGAGGCAAATAATCCAGAAGATCCACCAAACTTATATTGAGCTGTGTCTATTTGAGAACTTCCGGCAGGTGTCCATATCTTTCCACTTTCATCTGTGAAAGTATTAGATGCGTCTGCGCCATCCATATGAAGAAGTGCTTTAGTATAACTATCATCTAATCCGGGCATCTATCCTCTAATCGTAGGTGTAATAAACTTCAATGTAAAAATCAACAATATCCGCATGGGGCGATGCGTCCATTTGGAAGTAAATGTACTTTCCTGATGGCACAGTTGCATCATCGAACCCTGAAGTAATTGTTACTACCCCGTTGGTGGTATCACATACATCTATAACGGTTGCATTTGCAAAACCACCGACGTTAATATCATCTGCAAACTTTAGATCACCTGCTAATTCAGCCGTGGGTGACGTGTCACTACAATGGATATGAATTCTTGTAATCGTTAGAGCCGCGTCCGCTCTTATTAATACTATCTGTGCTCTTTGAGAATAAACTGCCTGTGGATTAGAGACGAATCCCCTTAACTTCTTTACATCAACCCCTAGTATCGTTTTTGTTTGCGATAATGTCCTCTTTACATACTTTCCGGAATCATCAATAGATACCGGGAAGTCACCCGCGGCAGCCGGAGTACCCATAAAGAAGTTACGTATTGTTACAAGCGTTTGTCTGACTAAAGAGGGCGTTCCACCAGGGGATTGTCCTACTAAAATATAATCAGCATCGTCTGGAGCCGCGCCGTCCGGAACCCCATCGCCAAAAATTGTACTGTCTGTCATAATTACTCCTATCCGACCAAAGGACGTGCAATATGTCCACTAGGCGGCTCTACATCCGATAATGCCAAAAACATACATGATATTTGACCCGGATCGCCTTCACCTACCCACACGGGTTCTGGATAAACCCATTGATAAACTACAACTGTCTCATATACAGGCGGTACCCATGTTTGATAGTATGAGTAGTAAGAATAACCCAAAAATGATGCGCCTTCATATGTTAATGAATAAATAGCATCATTATTTATAGTTACTGTTGTTCCAGAAGGACTTCTACTAATAAGCCTTTGATCGTACCAATATTTATCTGGTGGGGATGTATATTTTGAAAAATCAAACCACTCTTCCTGCTTATACGCCGTTGACACATAATGTCCAGGAGTTACTAATACTTGTTCTGTCCCTACCGGTATTTGATAAGGGGGGGGATAATACCAGTGCCCACTACCAGCGCTTCCATCATTAGCCACACATGAAAGGGTAGAATCACCCGGAACGATATGTCCTACTCTGATTGTCAGACTATCGTATAAGTAAGTAAGAGCAACTGCATCCCCGGTCATTACAACTTGACCGTTCAAACCAGCGCATATTGCTACAATTATTTCGTGTATTGGATCAACAATTAAGTCATCCGAATAAGACCCGTCTGCATCATAACTTGCAAGGTATCCAGCAACAGAGTTAACCCCATCAATATATACAAACGTTATGGTGTCAGCACCGTTCATTACAAACGGAACGGTTTGTGCTAATGGGTATCTCTGGAAGTGCGCGCTTATTCCGGGCAATTCTCCTTGTTCGTCAACAGGGGCAATGGTTTTCAGTATATTTCCGTTGACATAAGGCGCGTCATTACCATCATGCGAAGAACACAAAGCCAATAGGTAAGTGGTTCCCTCTGGAATGGTTATCTCACCATTTACTGTTACTTTGTCACTTCCTAAAATAGTTATCGCCATAAATAGCCCAATCAAGAACCTTAAAGTTTTCATATAATCTCCTAATGAGATTATACATCATGCGGGAGTGAACTCTAATGTCACGAAAAAATTAAGCACTCCGGATCCCGCGCTAACAACAGAAATTTCTAATACATTCCCTTCAACTAAATCGTCATGGTCGGTATCTATCACACCCGGTACGGCAGGGTCTAAAGAAGTTGTCTCGCCTTCATCCATCGTAAAATTAGTAGTACACATTGATTGACCAGCTGGGGTTTGTTTTATTGCAACTTCTACTGCTCCCGACGTGCTAGCATTAGTACAACTTAACCAGACATTAGTTAGTGTCCCTCCAACCAACTTTCCAAAGATAGGAAAATAAGCCTTATGTGAAGTTGTTAATACCGTATCACCTGATATTAATGGAATAGGTGGAGTTGTTTCTTTTATTCCATTAAAGTAATCAAAGTTCTCTTTTACTTTTTGTCCAAAGAGAGACACTGAAATATCCGTTGCCGTTACCGGAGTGTCAATTACTTGAAAAGCCATAATACACCTCTTTTTATGGAGCCCAACCCTTTACGCCATCCCATTCGTCCTCGTCCCATTGTGCAAACACCTGGGCATCATAGGCGGCGCGTTTTGTGATCCATTCAAATTTGAATACGTTAAGAGAATCCTCTAAACTTTCAATTGTCCATCCATTTATAAAAAATGCTTCACTTACGCCCGATTGATCCTCTGCTAAATTAACCCTACTGCCACAATCCGTACTCAATAGTATTTGTGTTAGATCGTTAGTCGATGTTTTGAATGATACTGAATTCAAAGAGAATACAGACCTTTTGTATTGACTTAGAATTAGATTGCCAAATTGATCGGCAGTCGTAGGATCGCTTTGATAAACAAGATCAATTGTTAGTGTTAAAGTTCCGTTGTTTTCCTGATAATCTGTGTCCTCGAATATCTTTGAAATTACAGCATAATCATAAACACCCTTGCCCCTTGCTTGAAAGTAAATATATCCAGTGCTTGCACCTGTATTCTGGAAAGTATATTCAGCATCGGCGGTACCATAGGTTACGGTAACTACAAGGTCATCTGAAAGGTCTTTACTATCTGAACCGTCAACACTATCCATCCAATAATCGGTGTCCTTTACTGGTTCAACCATTGAGGTATCAATAGCGTTTGTTCTAATGGCTTTTTGATCAGGGTCTTTATATTGAATTTTGTAACCAGAAATTGTAGTCCCGGCGGCTATTTCAAGTCTTTTATTTGTTGCATATAAAACAGACGTTGCAGCAGCGTCCACCTTTTTTGGGTGGAAGTTGATAACAATTCGGTTGAACATTATTCCAGCCCCAGGATCGGAGTCGTACATAGTGTCTGTCAGATCAATAAGTTTTAATTGACTTAACAGGAGCGCCCCCCCACCATCCAATAACAACCTTCCACCGCCGTCTAACAATAAATATCCTTGACTTGAATCAGGTTGAGGGATTGAGTCAGATACGTAAACGTTATTTCTGTATAACCTATCTTCCCACCTTAAACATTCCCAAGCGTTCTTACTATGAGTAATGTAACAATACCCAAATTCTGAAGCGGTTATTTGATTAACCGCCTGGTATGCGGACGTGGTGGACGTGATGTTATCCATTGCAGTAGCAAAAGTTGATTCACCTTCAGAGTAATCAGTACACAATGGCTCGTAAGGCAGGTTACCTGTAATATATGGTAATACTTGATCGCCTCTAACATTAGTTAGGTATGTCATCAAATTCAAATAATGTGAGGACAATTGATACATATAATCGTAACAAGTGACATGAGCCCTTCGCGCCCCATATCTGCCACCATCAACATCTATTCCATCCGGTGCTATTCTCCCATACCACTTTGGGTAATTATTTCCCAAAAAATCAAAAGATATTCTAACAAATACATTGGTTTTAAATCCGCTTCGGCAAGTCGTTCTGCCCGGAGAATAATAACCTCTTGTATTAGCAGAATTACTCTCGCTATTATTTAAGTCAAACGTACAAACTCCAATATCGGCTATCCTATTAGTAGTAGGATGTATTCCCTGAATTCCGGACATACATCTAAATGGAGTCATAAGGTCAGCCGTAACATCCGTCCATGTTCCATTTAATTGCATTTCAACCTTTAATGTGCAAGTCAAAATGACCTCTGTAATGCACCAGCCATCAATACCGGCAGTGTCGAGAATAAAGAATTTAACTTCCTTACCTCATTTAGTAATTCCCTATTTGTATCCTGTCTGCTTACCCTTATCTCTTCACCAGCACTCGCAGTAGCTACCCCACCCATGTTAAAGCCCTCATTCCCAGCCCATGCCGGTACTGTGAATGAACCGCCGTTGGCGAACGGGGTCATAACTGCTTGACCTGGTTTTCTTCCCTGAGGACTTCCAATTACTTCATTTCGATAAACAGTAACACTGGTGTTTAAGTTTGACGGTATTCCATTAAGCGCCCCTGTAAGGTTATACGCTTCTTGCATTACCGCTCTCATGTCCCTAATAGCATCCTCTGAATAAACCCCCATTGCCGCGCCTTTTTCAAGTAAAAATTCAACCTCTTGCTGAGATAATCCGTCCGCTGCCAATAGTTGTTCAGCATATCCTAATATGATCTTGTTCTTTGCAATTTCGTGTTCTTTTTCAACTTCCCTGATAGCTTCTATTCGTTCCCTTGCCGTTCCATATTCTGTGTCAGCTATTTTTTTTATTGACTCTTCATAACTGCTATTCATGCCGGTCATTTTATCAGTTATGGAAAGCATGGTTTTTAGTTTGTCTTGCATCGTTTCCATTTCTTCAGCGGTCTGTTCAATAGCCGTTTTTGCCCCCAACAATCCAGATCCCCAACCCATCAAAGAGCTAGTGGATTGTTCTGTTGCATCCAAAGCAAGCCATTGATATTTAGTTAATAAACCAATGTCCTCTGATATTAACCTTACTCTTTGACGCGCTTCTTCTACTACAATCGTTCCATCTTCAACACCTTTAATTAGCGCTGCATCTTCTAATCGCAGCCGTCCAGTTGCAACGGCTACTTTAAGAATACTGTCATGGTAATACTCAAAAGACTTTCCTTCATCATGTACTCTTTGACCTGTTTTAATGACTTCGGTTCTGAAGTATTCACCTACTGTCATAATTTTGTTTAGTGCACTAACAGCTTCAGACAGTGGAGGTATTAGTTTTTTACCAACTGCTTCTCCCAGTTCTCCAACATTATTTTTGAAAATAGCAATTTGTCCGGCATAGGTTGTCCCCATTGCCTTCGCCATTCCACCGAACTCTGTATTCAATTCCGCGATGATCATTTTTTGATAACCGGCTATATTACCAGTTTCAAACATTGCCTTGCCCATTTCAATTTGAGCTTCTGAGAATGAAATACCTACACGTCTAGCAGCACTCATGCCATTTGGATCTTGCAAGAGTTTACCTACCATAATTATTTTCGATTGTAAGTCACCACCAAGGGCAGCGGACATATTCATTGCCGCTTCTATTGCATCCGGGAATATCTCTTTCCCCACTTTTGTAAAAGTGAGCATCAACGCTTCAGCTTCTTTGATCGTTTCTTCGGAATTTACGGTTACTTTTGAAAGTGACGATGCAACGCTATCTAGGGACTCTTTTGTCATCCCTGAAATTCCCCTTGTTGAATCTAATACTTGATTTAGCTTTGTGTCTGCTTTTTCAGCTTCCATCGCTTCATTGATAACAAATTGCAATGCTTTTCCGGCAGCAGCCCAGGCAGCGGCAGCGGTCAAACTAATTCCAGTAGCAGACTTAAAACTATCGTTCATTTTGGATAATCCGGACTTCGAATTAGCTAACCCTTTTTCAAGGTCGGCTGTTTTCGCTCCGATGTTATACCACATTGATCCAATTTGACCCATGTTACCTCGTTATGTTTTGCTTTTTGCAATCTTACTTTTGGCGTCATCAATGTTTATTAGATCGTTTATATCCTGCATTGACAGTGATTTAATTACAGGTAGCGTCCAGTGAAATCGTTCCGCCAAATTCCAAACTATTAATTCCTCTGGAGCGGGCTTTTTAAAAATAATGCAATCAAAAACCCGCTCACTTAGTTTTTTGGGTCGTCTAACGGTTTCATTGCTTTGTCAACTAAGGCGTTATAGAACCTTTTGGCTTCATTCATTTTCAATGAGGTAATAGATTTTTCCTCAAGTCCGGTAATTCTACAAAGTATCTCTACTTCTTGTTTTCTCGCAAACGCCGGGCTTCTCAAATCCTGCCATTCACCAAAAGTCAGTTTATCTAAATCGAATGTAACTTCATCCCCATTCGGTAAAGTGTAATCAGCCATTAGTTAGTCCCTTCAACCCTGGTTCCATTCTGTTGGAATGAGATCGATGCAGTAACTTTGTCAGCATAAGGGTGAGAGAATCCAACACCCTTAGAAATAGCCGGCATTGAATATTTTGGAGTTGCCGCAGCGGTTCCCTGAGGCTGCCACGTCAACGTACCAGCCAAACCCTCGGTCAATGTCGCCCAGGTTGCCGTACCCCTTAGATTAGTTCCTGATTGGAAGTAAGACGACATTGATACTTGACCGTCTTTTACTCCGTTGATGTATTTCTTGTTGGAGTCAGCACCCGAAGTCTGGTCGATCAAATCAATTGACGGGGTATAGTCAAATGTGGTTTGATCACCTGAGATTACATTAGTTCCCGATCCTTGAAACCATGTTACAACTAACGCGCTTCCTGAATATGAATTTGTACTCATGTTTTATGTCCTTTCAGCACTTAATTCTGTATAAAGCGCCTGCGTAAAAAACAGGTTCGCCATTGCTTAAATATTCTGTACCTTCAAGCTCTCCCTCTCTGGCAGTCCAGTAGTTATTCCTGCCACTAATGCTTAATGTTTTTCCATGAAGTAGGTTATCTATTTGTGTGTCAATATTCCCTGCGGCTGCGGTTGATGTTTTTGTATAAGCCCGGATAAAATAAATAACATTCTTTTCCCTGTTAGGAGTTTCATTAGCCTCACCACCACCTTGTAGATTGAAAACCACGTAAGGATACGCAGCCGTTCCCGCGCTATCTTTGTAAATCGAATTAGTGCCTGCGAGTAATGCGGTTAACGCGGTTCCCTGTTGAAGTGTCAAATAAATCGCAGCACTAATTTGATTCATGTCCCGTAAGACCTTTCCAACGCTCACCCGAATTAAACTTCTGTGAGACACTTTCAGCAGCAGGAACTAAATAGGGTTGAGCGGACTGCTTACTAGTACCAAACTCAACAAATTCTGCATAATTCACGCTAGGACCAACATTGACAAATCCTTTTTCTGGTTTTGGATGCTGGATGGTTGTAACCTTCGGGTTTTTTGATAATGCGTTTGAACTGGCAACGTCAAAAGTATTACCTTCGGATGTCTCTGTATAAATAGAGTTTCTTAAAGCCGAAGTATCAACAGGTGCTAATTGTTTAGCCGCGCTCTCAATATCAAAGCCAATAGTCCTTACAATAGCATCTCGACTCATTCCGAGTGCCTTCATAACTCTATCGACTTCTTTAGTGTCAATAACTACATCATTCATACTTTTTCCAGTTCCGCTCTTACAGTGATATTCCACGATCTATCTTGTCCGCTCACATTAACCACGTTGTATTGCACCGTTCCATAGGCGAACCTATTGCCTGTTGTAATTACCGTATCATGGGGAAGGGTGACAACCGTCTTTTGGTAACTCTTATATCCACCGCCTTGCGTTTGCTCTCTTCCGTTTACCACGTCCAATCTGCAATCAATCGAAGTAGTTCCCGCCCAAGTCGTAGTATTACCGCCTTGACCATCTGACACTACCGTTCCAGCAAGGATTGTCCCGGTATCCGGCATTGTCTCTAATACCTGGTTTCGCATAAATGCTAACTGACTGGCGCTAATAAATCCCACTCATGTCTCCTCTGAAAATAGATACCGTATTCTGTTTACCCATGCTTGCAAAGTATTCAGCTTGTTTATTGTAAAACTGAAATACCTGGCTATTTTTTACTGAGTGATTATCGCTTGACCAATCGACTTGATTAGCCACATTAGAGGCTTTTCGTTTCCAAATATCGCTTGCAGCCATGTTAACGTCATAAGTCCTACCAGTGGCATAAAACGCCGTCCCAACTGTGTCATTGGTGAAAGTAACCACGCCTCTTACGTTGTCAACTGAATATAAAGCGGTTCCTACTACCGTTCCACTTGCGTATTGCAGATAGAACAACGTCCCAGATTCTGTGTTTTCGTAAATCCTAAATTCTTTATAGACTACAGATCCGGCAACTTGCTCTGGAATAGTTTGCATAGGTTCGAATTGAAAGTCCCTACGGTTATTATCCAAAGACGCTTGAATGTGATCGTCTGAAAAAAAAGTAGCCGTACCCACGACAAATTCAGCACTACCTGCGTTTGATAATTCCCTTACTGTTTGAACTAAGTCACTCATTCCAGTTCGCATATCACCTCACACTTGAAACTTCGCTCTATCACCTATTAGTGCAATTTTCATCATGTTAAACCTCTTGCCAGCTGGTATCCCGTGCCATCCTACAATTACAGGCTTTTCACACATATTCACATTCACGGTTGCGTTGTATTTGTCATCCATCTTAAATACCAAAGGATTGTCTTTTGCCAAGTCATTGAACGAGCCTTGCTCCATCCATCTTTTGTCACCCGGAAAAGAATCCCACCAACTTTTCATAAATTCTTTTACGCCTTCATCGTTCCTTACAAAGACAACTCCTACATTAAGGTGAGTAGGTATATCGTATTCTTTTGGCAGTTGCTCTCTTTTATGCTGGACACATCCAATAGAACCTGTAAAAGCGTCTCTCAAGTCTGAATTGAAGTCCATTATCGCTGTATCTGTATCCAACCAAAATACGTATTTATAGCCACGTTCCAAAGCATTTTGTATCATCTTGACCTTATGCCACGCCCCCGTGAAAACATCTCTCTCAGTCGGCTCACCAAAGTAAATCTGATAATCCATCTTATGAGATCGAGCATACGCAGCGTGTCTTTGCATCGTAAGACGTAGCATATCTGAGAAGTACCCGCCGCCATTATTAGTTTCTTCATACGCCTGTTGTAAGATAATGGAGTCTCTCATTTCAACCCACTTTCAATGTCAGCTAAAACAGGTTTCCAGTATTGGTCGTAAACAATGTCTACGTCATAAGCCAGCGCTCCCTGCCTTGCTTTTTCTCTTGACGATGGACGTAGGTATTCAGCACCTAATGCTAACTCAATTGCTCTGACATGCGGGATGTACATATAACTTGCCTGTGGTGTGTAGAATGGTTCGGCATCGTTGACATCAATCTTACGCCCTGAAAAACACAATTCACTCATGGCAGTCCAATCGCCCACAATTACAGGAACTCCACACGCCTGCGCTTCTACGATCGGTATTCCAAATCCTTCACCCATTGAAACTAACATAAAAACATCCATTGAACTGTAAAGCGTTCTCATAAATTCAACAGGTGCACCACAAAAAGAAAAGTAAGGATCGGTAAAAATAACATCCTTGCCAATCTCTAATCCGTTTTGAGCACATAATTCTCTGAAGTGAACAACTCCTTCCATGCCTTGTCCATCATGGGTATGAAGTAGGTAGACTGCTTTAGGGTGCTTTTGTTTGAAAAGAGTAAAAGCACTGATCATTTCAACAAAAGATTTTCTAGACGGGTGAGCGCCCTTATTCATTGCAACCGTTCCTATGATATATGCGTCCTTTGGGAGTTTTAGTTTTTCGCGTGCTTCTTTTTTATCCATCGGATAGTATTGTTTTGTGTCAACCCCGTGGGGGACGTAGTAACAATCTAACCCGGCTTCTTTCGTTTTTTCTTCCCCATAACGACTCATGGCAATTCTTTTGTAAGCCGCCGTAAGTCTCTCTCTTACTAATGGTGGCATGGGGTTTGAATCAACAGGGTAGTATGCTATCCATTTAAAGTCACTCGGAATAGTTTCCGGTTGGATCACCCAAGCGTCTGTTAAACTAAACATGATGTTAGTTCCAAATCGTCTGGTATGTTCTACCCAAATATCTTGTCCATAGGGATGTGCGGCTTGCGGAAAAACTGTAATACCGTTTATATTTAGCGTATTCCCGGTCAACCCACAATAAGCGATTAGTGCAGGGTCGTGCCCGTCTGCTTTCATTTTTGGCAGGAATAAGGATGTTTGTACTCCATAACCCGATCCCCACCAAAAAGCATTACTTAAAAATGTGAATTTCATCTGAGTCCCTTTCAGAATCCCGGTTACTGGCAGGCAGGGGTGGGATATGCCCTCTTCGCCTCTAGATGCTATCCTGCCAGTTTAATGTTACCGACCCATCACGGCGTTAAACCCACCGGTGATGTTCATTGCGCCAGCGTTTACGGCGGTTCCAATGTATTCAAGTGCTACATATTCACCACCATCAACCCAGCCGTCTGACACGGTTGCGAATCCAGTACGTGCGGTTCCAGCAGTCCAAGCCCCGGTTCCAGAGATTGAGCAAATAGTACCTGTCGGGGTTTGTGAGGTTCCGCTTGCCAAAGTGACAAGCGCGAACCCAGGAGCGGAGCCAGCAGCGATAGCGACATCAGACACAATGAAGGTTTCAGTAACGGTAAATCCACCACCATTAGCATCAGCGGGGGCTTTTGCAAAAGGCAATCTAACTGTACCTTCATAGACAGTCCCGGCAAAGTGGAAAGAGTTAGTAATGTGATCCATATTATTCTCCTCTCTTAGCTTTCCGGTGCAGTAGCATCAGCTAGAATTTGAACGCCCAATTCAGGACGCCATACGCCTTTAGCGTATATTGCAGACATGTTCATTTCAACGCCACGCCGTGAAGCGTCTCGTTCGCCTTCGATCCGAACCGCGCGTCTCCAATCTAGTGCGATAGCGGATTTAGGGAACACACCCCCATAGAAATCATCTACCGAATTAGGAGAAGCATAAACCTGATACATAGGAACGCCCATAAAATGACCTACATATCCAGTCCGCGACATCTCTTCAGTGAATCCTGGTGCTTGTGCTAACGAAGTGCCAGCGATTGAAGCTGCCTTTGCAAGAACAGACCACTGGTATCCATGAAGAACACAGGCCAAAGGAACGCTAGTGCTTTTGTTAGCATTTCTAGCTTGTGCGATAGCGGCTGCAACCCAACCCCAAGTAATAGCGGTGTGGGCAGTTCCAACGGTTCCTCCCGTAAGGGACGACATAAGCCCTAACAAACCAGACTCTACCTTGTCAAGAGCCGATAAACCAAGATTACGAGCGGCATCGTTCATAATATCTTCTGGTAGTTCGGATTCTTGACGCGCGTCAGAAATAAAATACTGATCCCCAATTTCAGAGGGAGTCAGTGTTTGATCTTCTGAAGGTGTGAAACTAGTGGAAGTTAGATCATCTGCATCGGTAACATCCTTTGCAGTCGTAGAGTTATACTTGTAACTCTTACGAGTGTTCATTCCAGTAGCGTCTCGATAAACAGTTACCAGGCTTTGCATAATTCCAATTTCACGTACAACCAAATATGCTTTTTCCTGGATACTTTGTGCAATGCCTGATACATCGCTCCAAACGTTGTAACCCATAATTACTCCTTTTTATCCGAAGCCCATTTCTTTGAGCTTTTCGGCATCAGTCTTAACCACTTGTGCGCCAGCGCCCGGATTAGTTGCACTTGCAGAAGAGGTTTTCTTTGGTAACGTTTCCAGAAGTTGTTTAGCATCTGCTTCGATTTCTTCCGGTGTCTCACCTTGTAATCGATTAGCTAAAATTTCTGGTAATCCTAATTTTGAAGCGGTTGATTGTTTCAGTTGATTAATTTTCAATGTTTTGTTTTCCGCTTCCAGTGCCGCACGCGCCTTTTTTTCCTTGTCAAGTTCTGAAAGTTCAGCGTCCTTTTTTGCCTGTTCGGCTTGTTCAAATGATTGAATCTTTTTGAAGTGACGCGCTGCTTCTTCTTCCTTGTTTTTCGCGTGCTGTGTAGCCTCTGCCAGTTTTTCCTTTAACTCTTCAAGAGTAGGTTCTTTGACTGGCTCAACCTTTTCAATCTTTACTTCTGGTTCTTTGACTGTCTCAGTCGTTTTTGTTTCTGTGTTTTCTGTCATCTCGACACATATCCCTTTCGTGAATTAATAACAAAATAGCCAGCCTCGAATGAGGTTGACTTAAAACTACATGAACGCATTGGCGATTGTTGACTTACGGAATGCGCATCACGCGCTAGATTTATTATACACTATTTTGTGGAAAATTCAAACACGCAAACTCACCAAACAATTCCTTTGCTTTTTTATCATAGGCACGTGCCGCCTCTTCAGGAGTTGAAAAAGTTCCTAGATAATAACGAGTTTTTCCATATCTCAGTTGTCCGGCATATGGCTTATTTCTGTTTCTTTTTCCAATAAGAGCAACTCCCTTATAACCGTATTTATTTTTTTTGTTTTTCTGTGTGTTCATACTGTTTTGAGATTTTGTAACTATACGTAAATTTTCTTTTCTGTTATCTAAACCATTATGATTTATGTGGTCAACAATATATCCATCTGGACAATTTATGACCATTCTATGCATTCCAATTGCCTTAGTTTGTTTTGTTTCTTTATTCCAAATATATATAAACGCGTAATAACCAGTTCTCGCTGTTTTAGAACTCCACTTATATTTTGACAATTCTTCATAGTCATCATCATCCACTAATGCTATGCTATGACATTTTGTTAATTTTATCTCTTTCATTTTTCCTCTTATGAAAATCGCCCGACACCAAGTAGTCAGACCTGATGCCGAGCGATTGTATTGCCTTATATTTAGCAAGCTGACTCTTGCAGATAATTGATTATACCACTATTTTTTGACAAGTGCCTGACAATAAACCATAACGATCTTACCATCAAGT